CAAAAAAAAAACATCAAAAAAAAAGATAAATGTTGATACAAAAGAAACCTATACTCTTGATGCAATGCATAATAATATGATAAAAAAATTTGAACAAACGGATAAGGATTTACAATATCATAATACAATGTTAAATAAATATGAGCAAAGTTCAAATATAATATTTCACCAATTAAATAATGATAATAACGATAAAGATACTATAAATTTATTATGGACAAGTAACGTTGATTTGCGCGAAAAAATCATAGAAACAAAACATAAAATCAAAGAGCTTAATAATAATTATGATGAAATAGAATATTATAAAAATACTAGCTATATTTTATTCCAATATTATGATACTGTTGATAACCAATCTCATATTAATAATGCTCTTGTTTCTACAACGAATATAATTAAGTCTTCGATAGATATGCCAATAAAACAAGGAAGAAAAATATATAAAAATGAAACAAAAAATAAAAAGTCTAACTATGTGCAGAACACTATAAATGTATTAGACGCTTTAAATAATATATCTAATCAAGAACAAAATAATAATATTAAAGATAGTGATATTAGTGATATTAGTGATAGTGAAGATTTAGTTGATGATAAAAGTACTTTGGTTGATAAATATATGTCTATAATAAATAAAAAATATGTTAGAAATGTTGAAGATGATAATATAGAAATATGTAAGGATTGTAAAAGTAAAATGATTTGTTTGCAACAAGACGCAATAATGATATGTAATACATGTGGATATCAAGAATTATTGTTAGTTGAGCAAAATAGACCTATACTTAAACAAAATACCAAGGATACTTCCCATTTTTGCTATAAGCGGATAAATCATTTTAGGGAATGGTGTAACCAAGTTCAGGGGAAAGAGAGCACTGATATTCCAGACGAAATATTTGAGAAGATTTTAGCGGAAATTAAAAAAGAAAAAATACTCGATCTTAAAGCAATTACATATTCTAAAATGCGCGATATTCTTAAAAGATTACGCATCAATAAGTATTATGAACATATTAATTATATTATAAATAGAATCAATGGTATCCCTACTCCGCAATTTAGCCCGGAATTAGAAGAAAAATTATGTAATATGTTTAGAAATATTCAAGCTCCTTTTTTGAAACATTGTCCAAAGGATAGAAAGAATTTCTTATCTTATAGCTATGTTCTTTATAAGTTTTTTCAAATATTAGGTCTTGATGAATATCTGAAATATTTTCCTCTTTTAAAAAGCAGAGAAAAATTGTATGTTCAAGACCAAATATGGAAGAAGATTTGTATTGATCTAAACTATCAAATTATACCATCTCTCTAAAATCCAACAGGAAAACCAATCAAACTAAAACCCGCTCCTAGACCAACTCCTTGTCTAGCACTATTTGATATAATAGGGGATAATAAATCTAATATTGAAAAAGTACATGCGGCTGTTAATGCTAAAAGCCATATTTCATTCCATTCAAGCTTATTTTTAGGTAATATTAGCGCTATAAATGCTACAACTAAGCCTTCAAATAAATATTTCATCAATCGCGATCCTGCCTCCGAATAATCAAATTTATATTCCATTTTTCTACTTATTATTCTTATATTTTTTTTAAAAATATATAAGATTATAAATATATAAAATATCATAAGAATATGGCGACAGTAACTGACAAAAACATTGATCTTGTAGACCCAAGAGTAGAAGACCATTTGGATGAAGACAAACCTATTAGAGGACAAAAATATGTATTACTTTCATTTGTAAGCCCCGAAGATGTTATTATTAACAAGGAGGCTCTATTTTTTAGTAAATTCATGGAAAGTTTTTCTAATAATGTTAAGGAAATCTTTGATTCTATTAAAGAAAAATATCCTGATTCAAAAAATGTTATTGATAGTATTAGTGATAATCATAAATATATCTTTGATGCAAAAGAAATGGATGAGCAATATAAGTTCTTTAAATCCGTACATGGGCCTGACCTTGAATCTAAATATCATGCCGATAATAAAGGTATTACATCTATTCGCGGTGTAAAAGTTCGTGGTTGCTTTGAAACCCTTGATGAGGCAAAAACGCGAAGCGAGTTTTTAAAGAAATTAGGTGATAAATTTCATATTTATGTTGGTGAAGTTGGTTGTTGGTGTGCTTGGGCTCCTGATCCCGAGTTTATTAAAGATGTAGAATATTCCAATTCCCAACTTAATACTTTAATGAAGGAATATAAACAAAATATGGAAGATAAGGATACTGTCTTTGAATCTCGTAAAAATTCTATTGTTGCAGCTTCATCTCTTGATAATAAGCAATCTCCAACAGATGCATTAAATGATGATATAAATGATGATACAAATGTTGAATTATCTAGTATCAAAGAAAGTATTGAAAATGTAGATGTGTGGAGTCAACGCAAAGAAGAGAAAAATAAATAATTAACCTATTTAGAGTTATCATTGGAATATGAAGGCAATTGCTATATTTATTTTATTTATAGGTTGCTTATTAATAATACAAGGATATTACAGTAATAAAAAAATATGTAAAAAAGATAAAGTTATTATTAAATATGTGCCAAGAAGTGTTTACGAAGAACAAATGGAACCCGCAGAAAGTTTACAAACTTTTTATAAAGGGATGTTTGATGATATTATATTGCCCCCATAAAATATTTATTTTTATCCCTAATATTATTAAATGGAAATATTAAGAAATATTAACAAAAATATAATTGATATAACTAATGCAAATAACGATATAGATACTGGATTATTAAAAGATAATATTAAATTATATTTTGATAATATTTCTGATAAGGAGAACATTAGCAATAAAAAAAGAGAAAAATATTATGAAAACTATGAAAACAAAAGAGTTGAACAAAATATTAACTATGATAATTGGTTGCGTGAAAAAACTGACTTAATGGAAACTTTTAAATTAGACAAAACAAAAACTGCTTTACACAATTATTTAAAATTAAAACCACCTAAATATAATGATAAATTGAATTTATATTCGTATTTGGATATAATAATAGATGATGAAAAGGTTATTAATATGCCAAAACAGCAAAATATACAGACTATAAAACCAAAGGTACTTCCAAGAAAAGCAGATAAATGCCCGGAATCTAAGAAAAAGGAATGTAAAGATAAGGGCAAAAAATGTAATCCTGATTCTGGTAGATGTATTAAAGATGATAAACCCAAAGATGATAAACCAAAAGATGATAAACCCGAAGATAATAAACCCGAAGATGATAAACCCGAAGATGATAAACCAAAAGATGATAAACCCGAAGATGATAAACCCGAAAATGATAAACCCAAAGATGATAAACCCGAAGATGATAAACCCGAAGATGATAAACCCGAAAATGATAAATGCACGGAAGCTAAGAAAAAAGAGTGTAAAGATAAAGGCAAAATATGCAACCCAGAATCTGGTAGATGTATTAAAGAACCGGTTGTTAAAACAACCGGTAAAAAAGTAGCACCAGTACCAAAGGTAGCACCAAAGGTAGCACCAGTAGAACCAAAGGTAGCACCAAAGGTAGCACCAGTAGCACCAGTAGTACCAAAAGTAGCACCAGTAGCACCAGTAGCACCAGTAGCACCAGTAGCACCAGTAGAACCAAATGTAGAACCAAATGTAGCACCAAATGTAGCACCAAAGGTAGCACCAAATGTAGCACCAAATGTAGCACCAAAGGTAGCACCAAAGGTAGCACCAAAGGTAGCACCAGTAGAACCAGTCGTTAAATTAGATAAATGTTCGGAAGATAAAAAGAAGGAATGTGAAATAAAAGGAAAAAAATGTAATCCCGATTCTGGTAGATGTATTAAGAAATAATATAAGAATATTAATAGATATGAAAAATATATTCTATATTAATTGGTATAGTTTTTTTATTGCATTTATATTTGGAATTATATATGTATATTTCATAACACAAAATGATAAACATATGATGTTTGAAAATGTAAATAATAATATATATATTGGTGAAAATAATGAATGTTACAAATATGATGTTATAAATATAAAATGTTTGGATGATAATAACTATCCGACACCATTAATATAAAAATAAAGACATACATTAGGATAATCAATGCGAACATCTAAATTAAATTATATAATTGATAGAATGTTCTATGATAAAGCGGGGCAATTAATAATTAGTGCTATATTCGGATTATCCATTGCATTGTTATTTTATATGCCAATTAAATTGATAGATGCTGATTTTAAATATAATAATAAATGCTATAAACTTAATAAATATAAGGTAACCTGTAAAGAAGAAGCAATGAATACCTAGTTATAAATTGCGTTATAAAGTTAATTATCTAAATATATTATATCATTAGAGTTACGAATAAGTATAAATATGTCTACGCCAACATCTACGTTAAATGGAAATACAAATACAACAGATAATAATGATATTAATGACCCGTTGGTTCAAGATGTATTAAATGAGTTCCGCGACGAATATACCTCTAAAAATAAAAATACAAGTAGTAGTATGATACCCGATTACGAAGACGAAATTGTTGAATTCCCCCCAGATGATAATTATCCCCCACCCCCACCTTCTCAATATAGAAAACCCGAATATAACATATCTGAAAAATACCCACCTTCGCAAAATTATAACAATTCAAATATAGCAAATATAGTAAATATAGATATGGAATTGGTAAAAAAGAATTTAACTATTGTAATAATTGTATTATTAATACATAATACTAGTATGGTTTCGGCAATTTATGAAAAAATGCCAGAATATTTACATGAAAATCTTAATGCTTATGATATTCTAATAAAAACAGCATCACTATTTATAATTTTATATGTACTATCGTTTTTTAATTATATTTAATATTTATAAGAATAATTTATTACCTGGTCGCTATTTCTTTTCAAAGAGGCAACGCTAAAATATTTATATACAAAAAATACACCAATAAAAAATGCTAAAAATATTGTAAATATTGTTGTTCCAAACAATATCATATACGATGTTATATCATAATTTTTTTTATTCATAACAACTAATGATATTATGATTACCGTATAAAGTATTATTATTAAAGAATATACTGTCAAGAATAAATACAAATTATCTCCAATATTATAACTCCATAATAAGGCGATTACAACCATGACGCTTACAACAGAATATCCGAATATAGTAAAGGTTTCTTTTACGACTTCATCATTTTCGTTTTGTGATACAAATTTTTCATTTACCATTGTAATTATCTAATAATTCAGGAGATTATTTTAATTAATTATTGATTCATATTGTAAAGTTCCATAATAACTATTATAATAATCATAACCCTCTAAATGATGTTGATTATCATTTAACCCCTGTGATTTATATAATGGTCTCGCATTTTTATATTCAGTCGTTAGTTCACCTATTTCAGTATTATATATTTCATCGTTTATAACATTATTCTGTGCCGATATTAAATGTTCTTCGGTAATATATGGATTTAATCCTTCGGTTTCTATATTATTGATTTCGCGAATAATAATACTTTTTTTATCAGGGTTTTCTAATCTACATTTATCACCTTCATTGCATTTTTTAGTCTTTACTTCTTCTTTATCTTTTTCTTCTTTTTCTTTAATTTCTTGTATTTTAATCATATTCCGCTCTCTTATTTCCGCATTATATATTCTGAAATATACAATTAATAAAGCAAATGTTACTACAAAACCAGTAATATTATCAAATAACATCAATATAGCAACACATAATACAGCTAAATAAAATTGCATAATAGAATCCTTATACATTTTCTTGAATGGTATATCATGTATCAGCATAACTGCAAATAATAATACGACAGCCAATATTCTAAATGAGTTAATTATCATTTGTATTTTAACTGTATTCTATTATAATTCATATAAAAAAATGATACGATTATATTTATGTAATAGCTTATATAATGTTAACTATAAACGGATATAGTCTTCTTAAATCTTCTTTGAAAAGTGAAGAATTAGTCAAAATTAAAGAGAATCTTACTATGAAACCTAGAATTAATTTTGATATGGGGGTTAATAATGATAAACCAGATAATACTTTCTTATTGTATAAGGAAACTGAAAAAAGGATTTATATTCCGAGATACTATGGTCTATGTAATTACGGACTTCCGAAAACTTCTAAATTACAATGTGGTGCTGATATAAATGTTGAGTTTAATGGTAAATTGAGAGATTTTCAACACGAACCCGTAAATAAATTTCTAGAAGCAGCAAGAAATCCTCTTAAAATGGGTGGTATTATTTCAGTTCCATGTGGTTTCGGTAAAACTATAATGAGTCTATATATCGCCTGTCAATTGAAAAAAAAAACTATGTTTATTAGTCACAAAGACTTCCTTAATCAACAATTTATTGATACAGTCAAAACATTCTCTCCAAATTCCAGCATTGGTATTATAAAACAAAATAAGGTAGATGTTGAAAATAAAGATTTTATTATCGCATCTTTACAATCATTATCAATGAGAGATTATGATATTAATATTTTCAATGATATTGGTTTTATAATTATTGACGAAGTACACCATACAGGAGCACAAGTATTTTGTCGCGCTTTTAAAAAACTAAATATGCCTATTATTTTGGGTTTATCTGCTACTCTAAATCGCAAAGATGGTATGCGCAAGGTTTTTGAATATTATATTGGTAATTCTGTTTACACAATGAAAAACAAAGAATTTACAGAAGTAGAAGTGCAAATACATAAGTATTATGAACCAAATGTTGAATATTCTGCTGTAAAACAAATGTGGAATGGAAAGGAGAATACAGCAGCCATGATTAATAACATTTGCAAATTCAAACCTAGGACGGAATATATTATCAATGTTTTAGAAAGTCTGATAAAAAAAGACCCCAATAGAAGAATATTAATTTTAAGCGAACGTAGAAATTTATTAAGTGATATAGAAACATATATTGTTGATAGAAATATTTTGAATAAGGATTACGGATATTATGTTGGTGGTATGAAACAAGCTGATCTAAATATATCCTCTGAAAAACAAATTATTTTAGCGACATATCAATTGGCGTCTGAGGGATTCAATGTCCCGACATTAAATACAGTAATATTTGCTTCTCCTATATCTGATATACAACAATCTATCGGTCGTATTCTTAGAGAACGCCCCGAAGACAGAAAATATATTCCACTGTGTATCGATATTTTAGACGAATTCTCCGTATTTAAACGCAAAGGTTATGCTCGCACTAAATTTTACAATACTAATAAGTATAATATTTCCTATTATCAAGATAACGAATTAATACAATTTCATAATTATAGTGAGGAAGAAACAAAAGGGAAGGTTAAATTTATTGAAGATGACGATTAAAATATTATTTTAATATAGTAATATGAAAGATAACGAAATCTATTATATAGAAATCATATGTATTATATTTTTAATAATATTTGTATTTCTATTATTTTTTAATATGTCAAAAAATGATCTACCAAAAGAAGAACCAGTAAAATATAAAGAGCCTCCACCTGAACCGTCTAAAAAACGAGATATGGGAGATATTAAAGTAAGATGTCCTCCTAAATTAACTAATTTATATGATCAAGATATTCCCAAGATGCCAAATACTAATAATATTGATATTGCAAACAAAAACACGTTTAATATGTATAGTTCTAATAAAGAAGTTGATAATACCAATTTTAATAAAGAAATAATAACACAGGATACAATTAAAACAGCAGAACAACGTGTATTTTCACCCGATTTAGAAAAAATATATACCGCAGATTTAGCAGAGAATAATAATCCAAATCTTGATTATAACCAAATTTATAATTATTCTTTAAAACCCAACAAAGGTGATTTACCATTAGCCAATGTACCATTATGTGTATTAAAAGATAACCACATGTCTTTCAAATTGTCTGACAGAATGGTTGTGGCATAAAAATGAGTACATAATCTTATTTTTCTAATGATTTTATAAACTTTTTATAATTTATACTTTTTTATTAATTATGTACTCTTTTTCTTATTAGATATACTACTAACATATTTTATTGTAGATTTAAAGTTTTCCAGGAAAGTAGGGTAATATGCATATCTTATTTTATGTTTTTTACATACCTTCATAACAGTCTCTTGAATATATGGATACCACGCACTTGACATTCTTGGAAATAAATGATGTTCTATTTGATAATTAAGCCCACCACATAAATAACCTATATATTTTCCACCATAAGTACATGAAGTTTCTACTTGTGATTTATACCAATCTATTCTACTAGGAAATCTTTCTACATTTTCAAAATTATGCGATAATGAAAAAGGTATAGCTAACATAAGGGATGATACGAACGAAGAATATATTATGTATATCATAGCAGTTGTTGTATCATAATGATAAAATTGTGAAAAGCATTTTAAATATAAATATACCAATCTTAGTATTATAGATATGCCTATCTTACTTTGAATATAACTATTTTTAAAATTAATCTCCGAGTATTCATTAACAGAAAATTGTAAACCCGAAAATATTTCGCTAGAAAATATTGATGATAACCAGTATAATGAAAATAATGGAATCATATATATATATTGATATTTTGTGATATATTTGCGATTAGGAGATTCCGCATTATAATTATGAAATATTAAGAATGGTTCCATGCTTTTAGCATCGGGGTCTCTAATATTATCATTTGTAAATGCGTGATGGGTCCAATGTTGCTGTAACCAAAGATATTTATTACCACCTATTAAATCAGCGCCATATCCCAATATATCATTCCAAAAAGGTTTTCTAGATATAGCCCCATGATTTGCATCATGTTGTACATTTAATCCAATTAATGCCTCTGCAATACCAAGTAATGTACATAATTTAAAATTAGCTCCATATATCACATAGTAATACATTAATATAACATAATTCGAACAATATAATAGGACCCTATATTTGAATCCCGGAGTCGCATACATTTTGTGAGGTAATACAATCTTTTTAACCTCTTCTTTTAATTCCTTTTCAAATTCTGAATCAAATGTATAATCCTTATTATAATTAAGTAATTTACCAACAACCGGCATTACCTTTCTCGTGTCTTCGCCGTGGAATGCATGTATCATTCTATATTGTACCGAAACATCATTGCCACCAAATAATCTAATCTGATTACCACCGGGATGCTCCCAATCGTCTAATGAATATACTACACCGTCAATAGCAATTGTATTATCTGGTAATTCACTCTCATATTTATAAATATTATATATCATTTATATTATTTAAAGAATATTTAATATTACATGTTAATGTTTAAATATTTAATTTTATTTACACTACTATCGTTGGTAAATGCATTTGCCCATCTCAATAGTATATCTATTGTTAAAAAACCTTTTAATAGATTAAATAATGCTAATCACTTAATTACTAAATATAAAATTAATGAAATTAAGAATGATAGATTAAAAATAAATAATTTAGTAAATCATGTTATAACAACATATTATCTTAATTTTCTATTCGCGCGTAGAAGACATTATATCATATATTAGAGTACTAATAATACTATTTAGATTATTTAATGGCGTATTTCATTGAATTCGTCAACTTTGATAATTTTTTTTCTTAACTGATTTGCTCTCATTATTTTAATATTATCATCATCTGTTTTAAGCTGTTTTAATAACTTATCACTATTATAGCATAGCTCTATTCCTTTATCAATTTGATTTATTCTATCGTCATCATTATCGGATATAAATACATTATCTGTTAATAATTTACGTAATTCTGTTGGTTTTGTAATTATATTAGAAACATCTGTAACAACTTTATCTTTATTTGGTTTATAATTAATTCCAAGAGGGTATGTTACCATTTTAATTAGCGTTCCCATTATAGGCAATGGAATATTATTAGCAATACCATATATATTTTTTTGAATACTATTAGAATAGTCATTTAAACAATAATCTAATAATTTATCAATGTCTTTAACATCATTGTGTTTTTTATAATACCATAAACAAGCTTGGGACATATATATATCAGATAATATATCAGCATATCTTCCAGAAATGTATTCAGCTGTTTTTATTTTTCCACCCATCAACAATGCTATATTTGCCGAGAAGGCAAAGTTGGCCACATGACGTTTTAATTGTACTTCGTGAAAATCTGCGACATTTTTATTATTATAAAATTTAAGGTAAATACCATAATAAAGTGAACGACCAAGGTTATTAAAAGTATGTCTAATTATATTTATAAAGTTATCATGGAATTTAGCTTTATCGTTTGTTTCAATACTTGTAATTGTATCTAATAGATAAGGATGAGACCTGTTTAGTCCCTGTCCGAATATTATTAAAGAACGTGTAAGAGTATTAGAACCTTCAACCGTAATAGCGACGGGTGTAGCTGAATAATTAGATGATAAAAAGTTCATGGAACCCTTACATATACCAGCGCCACCCAATATATCCATTCCATTATTAACAGATATTCTACCATATTCAGTACATTTATATTTCATAATAGCCGATAATACTGGGGGCTTCTCTCCATTATCTACAATTGCATTAAATAGATTTTGCGCAGCTATTAATTTATAATTATTACCAGCGATAACAGCAAGTTTTTCTTTGACCCCTTCCATTTCTGCTATTGGAATATTAAACTGTTTTCTAATGCGCGCGTATCCACCAACACCTAATGTGCAAAGTTTAGCCGTTGCTACTGACATGGCAGGTAAAGATATCCCCCTGCCTTCACCTAGCGATTCCATTAACATATTCCATCCAATACCACAATTCTTCTCTCCTCCAATCACGCGCGACATAGGTATAAATATATTATTGCCTCTTATTGTACCATTCATGAAACCAATATTCAATGGATTATGTCGGTTTCCTATTTCAATTTCTGGGAATTTGTTTTTCTCCAATAATGCCACGGTAATACCTTCTTTGCCGTCTACAAGTAATTTATTAGGATCAACGACTTTAAATGCAAGTCCTATTAAACTAGCAATCGGCGCTAATGTAATATATCTCTTAGAAAATGTTACCATTATTCCAAGTTCACCATCCTTATTTACAACATATCCCTCGTCATACATTGAAGCAGCATCCGATCCAGATGTTTCTGTTGTTAGTCCAAAACAAGGTATATGTCTTCCATCAGCCAATTTTGATAAATAATAATCTTTTTGTTCCTCCGTGCCATAATGACTCAATAATTCACCAGGTCCCAGAGAATTAGGTACCATAACACTAACTGCACTTGCAATATTTCTGCTAGCTATTTTTTCAACAATTAATGAATGTGCATGGGCACTAAATTCAAGACCATTGTATTTCCGGGGTATTACCAATCCCATAAACTTATTTTTCTTTATATAATCCCATGTATCATTAGATAGATTCTGATTTCTTTCTACTTCTTCGTTATCTATCAATTCACATAATGTATTAGTTTCATTGTTTAAAAACTCAATCTCCTCATTTTTAAGTTTAATATTGTATTTATCAACAATTTCATTTATATTTATTTTACCGTTAAAGATATCTCCTTCAATTGACACTGAACCAGAGTTTAAAGCGGCCTTTTCGGTAGCAGATATTTTTGGCATTATTCTTTTAACAATACCAAAAGCATATCTCGATATTATTCTACTCATGCTTAAATTAACTAATAATTATTTTTTTATATAAATTATCATCACTGTTTTTTATCATAAATATATTATTTTTATTTAAAACAAACTTCCTCTCTTTACTGGTAATTATAAATCTATTGATAAATTCAATAAAATCACTTAATGTTTTACTACTAATATTGATATTCAATCTAGTAAAAAACATCTTTGATATACTTTTATATCTGAAAGTATATAAATCGTCAATACTAAATGTCCCAAATAGTACATTATTCACGTTATTAATACATTTTATACTTTTTATTAATTTATTAATTATAATATCATTGATTATATTATTAGACTCTTTTATATGTTCCTTTAATGTAAAAAAAGATTCAATAGCACTATCGTCACCACAATGTGTTATATCTGCATTATTCTTCAAATTACATAATAATGGTCTTAAATTATCTCTAATTTTACCTCTAACTGACCATTTAGGAGTACTGTCGCATAAATAAGGAATTTCATTTAAATTAGCAAAATGTATTATATCTTTTTTAGCTATATTTAGCATAGGGCGCCAAAATTTAATGTTATCTATTATTTTGATAGACTCCATACCAGAAAGATTATCATAACTATTTTTATTAGTAATATTTGTTATAATATTTTCAAAACAATCGTCTTTATTGTGTCCTAATAATATATATGTATTGGTATCGTTGAGTAATTCGTACATATGAAATCTTATCTTTTTTGTAATATCTTCATATAGATCGCGTAAACCATTACTTAAACAATCATCTCTTGTAATTTCTGTAATAGTCCTATATACAAGACGTATACCAAGATAATCACAATAATAATTAACAAAGTCCAATTCATCTTGCGATTCTTTACGATTATTGTAATTTATATGAACCGCAATAACATTTTTACTTATTTTACTAAGGATATATAGAGCTACAATACTGTCAACACCACCCGATAAAGATACTATGATTTTAGGGTCAGGATATATTGGATTTAATTTTGAATATTCTGTATATATATTATTATAAACATCAATGTCACAGCATTTTAAATAAATATCAGAATTGTTTAAAGATAATTTATCAAAAATATTCACATTTAAAGAATCCCATGATTTTATATGTAACGTATTATCTAGATATTTTGCATTAATATGTTTGTAAATATTATTTAAAGTAGCCGATAAATATCTTTTACATTTTATTCTATCTATGATATTAGAATTATCATATATTCTTAAAAATATTTTGATAATTTCATGTATCTTGTTTACGTCTTTAACATGTCTATATGGTAAATAAACAAAACATAATTCGTCTATCCTTAAATCTTTATAGATACTTAGTACATAATTTGTAAATTTGATAGCTTCATGTGAATATTCATCTACATCAATATCATATCCCAACCTTTTATAATGTCTTGGTATTTGGTCTAATAGTAATATACATGATATTAATGTTTCTTTACTATAAATCTCTTTATATTCATATAATTGTTTAGTCTTATGAATATGTTTAAAATATTTGTCACATAAATATTCGTCAATTATTTTATTATTAGCAAACCAATAATCTGGATTACCAAACCATTCGCGATAAAGCTTATTCATATTAACATATATAATAATTGTATTAGCGTTATATTGTTTTTTATTTAAAAAAATGATAGATATTATATTACAATAATCGTCTATTTAATTTAATGCAGGGTATTATCAGTTTCTCAAACAGAATTGCTTTCAATATTAAAAGTAACGACCATAAGGATATTATATTATCAGATTTATATAATAAATATAATGTAAAGATTTTGCAAAGACATCATCATAATTTAGACAGTAATAATGTAAATTATATATTATCAAATCATATGCTAAATTTAAGATCAAATGGAAATAGATACTATCTTTATTTTACACTATATAATGACATCGAAATTATGTATTATATAGATAAAAAAATACATCCGGGTTATCAACGCCCTCGTATTATATTTGGACGCGGATTATTTGATAAAATGCTATTTAAAAATACTTTGCTAGACGGGGAAATGGTTAAGTGCAAAGATGATACTTGGACTTTTCTAATAAATGATATTATATGTTACGAAGGTATTCATTTAAAAAATAAAACATTACCTCAGCGACTAAATATTCTTTATAATATGTTAGAAACTCAATATACACCTGATAAAACAATTGATGTATGTAACTATAAAGTTAAGACATATTACAATTTATATAAGGAATCTATCGAAGAAATCCAGAATCTAACAAAAGATCTTAATTATACATGTCGTGGTATATATATATGGCCTTATGATTTAAAATATAAACCCAAGTTATATAATTTTGATGATACAAATATTATTGAAGTTGTAAGAAAAACAAAGGATATTACAGAATTTAAAACTATTGAAAATAATACCAATAAAGACATAATTGTTGTTAAACCAAAATGTGATATTAATCTTGGTGAAAATGACAAAATATTATATTTAACCAAAACTAATGAACCAGATATCTATAATGTTTATGAAAAAGAAGATATCAAGAATATGCTTGGTATTGCTCTCGTACAGACAATGAAAGATAGTAAGCTATTGCGAACAGCATTCAAGGATAAAAACGCAATGACTGTTATTGGATTTGTTTGCATTTATAATGAAAAGTTTAAAAAATGGCATCCGACTGCTATTTCATAATAGCTGGCAGAGCAGGGTGTGATAGATAATCTTTTAATTCAAAATCCTCATATTTTAGAGATTCAATCCAATTTATTTTTTCATCAATACTACTGTCAATAGGAGGAGGAAACTTCTTGATTATTAGTTTGGGTAGTTCATATGGTTCTTGTAAAACCTGTTTATCTATTTGTTGTACATGTTCTTGATAAATATGGGCATCACAAATAGATAAACAGATTTCGGAAATATCAATATGTAGTACAGTTGCAAGTATTTGTGTTAATAAAGCAGTACTGGCAATATTAAATGGTAATCCTAAGAATAAATCAGAGCTACGCAATGTCATATGACATGAAAGCCCCTTGTCTGTTTTATTAAATATATATAGAATATGGCAAGGTGGCAATGCCATTTTATTAAGATCAACTGGATTCCATCCCGATAATACTGCGCGGCGACTATTATTTGGTTTTAGTAATTCCTCTAATACATATCTAATTTGGTCTTTACCTTGTTTAGTAGGATTGTTGTAATCTTCTCCAAATTTACGCCATTGCCA